TATTAGACTATATGCTATATAGATCATATCAAAAAGACGCAGAATACGCAGGAGATTTAGAAAGGTCAGCATATTTTTATAGATCATTTCAAAATGCACTAGGAATTAAAAATCAGGTTGATGCTGGATCTACCCCGCAACCATCAACCCCAACACAATAATGAAGAATGGCAGTATCAAAAAAATTAGAGACATTAGTACCAAAAGTAAGAAGAGAGGTTCCTAACTGTCCTAAATTTATTGTTTTAGATGAATTAAGAAATACTTTAATTGATTTCTGTATTAGTACAGACATTTATATACAGGACTTAACCCCGTTTATCGTGGTTGCTAATGTTAATGAATACGATGCTTCTGATTTAGATATTCCCCCAGGGACTGAGTTAAATCATATTATTGATGTATTTAGAAGCACATCTCCATCAACTACACCTCTATCACAAAAACAATTCACAGTATTGGAACCAAAATCACAAATTGGCGGTGTATCTATTTTTCATTATTACGGCAAAGGCAAGCCTAGATACTATACACAACAAGATCAAGAAACGATCATGGTAGCCCCAACTCCAGAGTCAACAGAGACTTTGTATGTGTTATACAGCTTAAAACCAACACAAACCTCAACAACAATCCCAAGCATTATCGCTAATGAATATCAAGAAACTATTATTCATGGTGCTTTGTATAGACTGCAAATGATGAAAGATAGCCCTTGGACAGACATCCAAGCCGCAGATCTTAATAAAAGAATGTATGATAAAGGAGAGGCTATTGCAGTTAGAAAAAATAAATACGGAAATGTCGGTGCCTCTTTAACCGTTAAATATCAGGAGTTTGGATACTAATGGCTTATTCAGCAAATTTAAAATTGGTAGTAGGAGATACGCTTCCAGAGTTAACTATTACTTTAAAGGACAGCAATACCGCAGCTTCAGGGCAAACATTAGACCCAGAAGATCCAACAACATTTGCTGCGATTGATATTACAAGCGGCACTGTTAGGGTGCGAATCCGGGAAATAGGAACGACCACCGTATTAAAAACAGTTACCTGTACAATAACAGATGCTAGTAATGGTGTTTGTACTATGTTATTCCCCAGCGATACTTTTAGTTCAGCAGGTCTTTATGAGGGCGAAGTTGAATTTACAAAATCAGATGGGAATATACAAACCGTTAATGACTTAATTAAATTTACTGTTAGAGATGATTTTGACTAATGGCAATCAGATTAACAGTATCGTATTCCAATCTACATTTAGGAATTACGAGCCAAGAGATTGCGTCTCTACAAGCCTCTACTAGTTCCTCAGCATTACTAACCTTTGTAGATCTAAAGACTTCTTTAGATTATATAAATTTAACTGCGACCAATGTTCAGTTAAATGCTGACACTAAAAATCTATATTTCTCATCTCAATACGATTCACCTCAGGTCCAGACTATCACTATGTCTGAATCAGCTGCTATATTATTTAGCTCCGTTCAATCAGACAGCCTTGGCATTTCTGAGGGCATAGATAACAAAGCCATAGGAAAAGGCGTATCAGATACTGCTACTCTCACAGAGGTATTAGCTAAATCTGTTTTATTTATTAGAGCTTTCTCTGATAGTTATTCATTTAGTGATGCAGTTGATTCTGTGGACACTGGTTTGGGGAAAGAAGACGAGGCAACCATAACAGAAGACCTTGTAAAACTTTTTGAGACCCTGGCATCCGATAGCTTCTCTTTAACAGAAGACGCAGTATTGGCACCGTCTTTAGTAAAAACAGAAAGTATGACACTTTCCGAAGATGCCGATATTGCATCTAGCCTAGTTAAAGACGATAGTATGTCGCTTTCTGAAGCGGATGCTAAATTATTTGAAACTCCAAAATCAGATAGTATGACACTTTCTGAATCAGCCGCTTTAACACCATCATTGGTTAAATCAGATTCTGTTTCCATGAGTGAGTCTTTCTCTAGGATTGTTAATTTTATTAGAGAATTTACCGATGCGTTTACTTTAGACGACTTAGCAAGTGTAACAGATCCGTTGCAGACAGATATTGATTTAAGCAAAACTAATGTTGCAACCCTAACAGAGCAACACATATTTTCTTTATCTAAGATTTTTGCAGATTCTTATTCTTTATCAGAAGAGGCAATATTAACCCTATCCAAACCATTGACTGAAACCTTATCAATGTCTGAGGCAGCCTCCTTAGCTAATGCTTTAGAAAAGACAGATTCCGTAGCAATATCTGAAGTTATTTCTTATGTTTTAAGTGCAGTGTATGCAGATAGCTTGTCCATCAGTGATGCACCTATTTTATCTACAGGTATTCCACAATCCGACAGCCTATATTTAACCGAGGTTTCTGAATTATCTCTGTCTTTAATTAAAGGTGATACCACTTCACTATCCGAGCAAGAAGTGATATCTTTTTCAAAGGCTTTAAGTGATACCGCTACCATCACAGAAAGTATAAGCATCTTGTTTATACCATCTGGAACAAGCGTTCTCAATACAGCCGCTTTAAACACTAGTGTATTAAATTAGGAGACTATAAATGTTAAAAGACGGATTAAAACTTACAGGTAAGTTAAAGATCGCAATTAACGGAGACACTGTTCAAGAAATTCCAAATGTTGTGGTAACAGACGGAAAAGAATATGTAGCTTCCAGAATGAAAGACGCAACAGCCACTGCTATGTCACACATGGCTATCGGTACTGACTCAACAGCTGCTTCTGCATCTGATGCTGCGTTAGGAGCGGAAGCTGGTCGTGTATCGCTAACATCTACTACTGTAACTAGCAATGAAGTTGAATATGTTGCAACTTTTGGTGCTGGTACTGGTACAGGTGCGATTACCGAAGCAGGTATTTTAAATGCCGCTTCAAGTGGTACATTACTTTGCAGAACAGTATTCTCAGTTGTTAATAAGGGGTCAGCCGACTCAATGACAATTACTTGGACTGTAACAGTCAGTTAATTCGTAAGGAGTTAACTGAATGGCTGTTAAGTTTACTAACAACGCCAAGACAACTCTTGCATCTTCATTAACGAATGTAGCGACAAGTGCATCCGTTGTTAATGGATCGGTTTTTCCAACCTTAGGTGCAGGCGAATATTTTTATTGCACCTTTGATGATGGAAGCAACAACGAGATTGTTAAGGTTACTGCAAGGAGCGGGAACACTCTTACGATTGTTCGTGGCGTTGATAATACTACTGCCAGGGCATTTAGCACTGGTGATTCGGCTGAATTAAGAGCAACAGCAGGTCTTCTTACAGATATTCAAGAAAACATTGCAGCTAAGTCTGCAAACCAAACAGTCTACAATACTACGACTGCATCCAGTGCTACCGACTACGACATAGGCATAGATCCTAGCGTAGAGGCAAACGCCATGGTGTTCTTAAACGGTGTGATGCAGCACCACGACACCTTTTCATTTAGTGGTAGCACCTTAACCTTTGATACAGCACCATCCGATGGGATGGCACTAGAGGTTATTGTTGACAACCTTATTAACCTACAAAGCTCTAATCTTACGGTTGATACTTTTACAGCAGCCGATGTCGGAGGAAGCCCACAAACAGACTTTACCCTATCCGACTCTCCAGCAGCCGAGACTAACTTAATTGTCTTTGTTGATGGTGTATTCCAAAATCAAGACGCTTATACGATTTCAAGCAATGTATTGACCATGACTGACGGCGTGGTAGCCGACAGAGTAGTAACGGTTTATGTTATTAACCCGGTCAATATTGGAACCCCAAGCGATGGCACCGTAACCAGTGCAAAGCTTTCTGGCAACATTACTATGCCAGCGAACCTTACCGTTACAGGAGATGTAGCGTTTGATTCACCTACCTTCGTAGTAGACAACGCCAACTCAAGGGTTGGTATTGGTACGGCATCACCAAGTACACTTTTAGATATCGTGGGTGATGTGAAGATGTCTGCTGATTTGACTGTTGATACTGATACTTTGGTTGTGGATTCTACGAATAATAGAGTTGGTATTGGTACTGCAAGTCCTGTCCAAGCATTAGATGTTATTGGCAATATTCAAACTGATGGAAATTTTAGAGCTTATGATTCTGTATCAACAAATTATAGAAATGTGCTTGGTTATGATTCAGGAAATGTAAAACTACAAACAGGAACAGGTAGCTCTGCTTATGGAGTAAGTATATTTACTGCTGGAACAGAACGCTTTAGGATAAACGGAAGCGGAAGCATTGAAGCAGTAGGAAATGGAAATGGATTTTATGTAGGAAGCTTAAACGGTGGTGGTAGTGGTTATTTTCGCTATGAAAATGACTACAAGTTAAATATAGCAAATGATAGAGGTACTGCTACAAGAATAATATTTGATAATGATGGGCATATTAATTTTAAAATTAATAATGTAGAAAGAGTTAGAGTAACGGCTGATGGTCTTACCTTCAACGGAGATACCGCAGCAGCAAACGCATTAGACGATTACGAGGAAGGTACTTGGACTCCTAGTATCACTTTTGGGGGAACTAGTGCAAGTGTTACATTAGATGGGCAAAATTATTATGTAAAAATTGGCAGCTTAGTTTGGTGTAATTTAAAAATTAGAGTTACTTCTACAAACTCAGGAGTTGGAGGTTTAAATTTAAACGGACTTCCATACGCTTCAGCAAATACTTATTATCATGGTCATGTGCAATGGGATGACAACTGGACATTGCCAAGCGGTGCAGGTTCAGCAATGCCTTATACAGGAAACAGTGTTAATGGTGTAAGAATTTTATATCAGACCTATGATGGTCATGCTGATATAACTTCATCACATTTTAGTGCTACAAACGCCAATTTGTATGGTTTTATATTATATAGAGTAGCTTAATAATTATACCTAGTGGATTCTAGGTAAGGAGAAAAATAAAAATGGCAATAACCAAAGAACTAATAGAAGATAAAATAGAAATCGTAGGCGAATTTAAAGCTGTACAGGTAAGAACTGCTACAGTCATCAAAGAAGATGGCGTAGAACTTAACAGGTCTTTCCACAGACATACTTTAAGTTGTTTAGACGATATAAGCGAACAATCAGCAGAAGTCCAAGCAATCTGCAACGCAGTATGGACTGACGAACTGAAAGCAGCTTATCAAGCATTTTTAGACAGCCAACAGCTAGGAGAATAGATAGATGGCAAATACCAAGATCACAGCAGATAACTTAGCGGCAAACGCCGTTACTGCTTCTAGCATTGCTGACGGTGTTATTACTCCTGCAAAAATTGCTAGTGGTGATTTTTATTTTGATACTGATACGCTGTATATAGATTCTGCGAATAATAGGGTTGGTATTGGTGGTTTAAATCCAAGAACTTATTTAGATGTACCAATAGCTAATGCTGCTGCTGCTTATTTAGGGGGTACAGGTCTTTATTCTTTAAGAGCAGGACATGATAATACAGATGGTTATATAACTTCCATAAATCTTGGAACTACTTATACTCCTTTGAAAATACAAAGCGGAGATTTTTATGTACGAACTGGTACTGCTGAGGTGTACACAAGATTAAAAATAGATACAGCAGGTAAGGTAGGTATTAATGAAACTGATCCTGATGCTATTGCTCACATATCAAAATCTGCAAGCAATGGTATTTACGGCAGATCTTTTACGGACAGTAATTTAATTTTAGAAAACACTAATACTTCTGTTACTGAATCAGGTTATTTACACCTTATGGGATATACAGGCAATACTACTGCTCAATATCCTATGGGTGCTATTGGGGGTGGGAAACAAACAACTGCTGCCGATGGTGATTATGGTGGCTTTCTTTCTTTTTGGACTACCTCAGGTGGTGCAGGTGGTGAAGCTAATAGTGGTATGTATGAAAGACTTCGCATTTCTTCATCAGGGTGCGTTGGTATAGGCACAACAGGTAGTACTTCAATACTAGATGTAATAGATTCAGGAGTAGCAAGGCTTACTATTGGTTATAATGGCACAAGTGATAATTATTATGATGCAAACAATCATTATTTTAGATCTGCAAATGCAGTAAGCTATCCTCTAAGAATTAGCACGACACAAGTTTCAGCAGGCACTGCAAGTTATGGTACAGGCGTACTAGCTTATAATAGAGATTTAGGTTCTCCAAATTGGGGTATGAATGTTACTGAAAATACTACCTTTAATGATAATAGTGGACATAATTTCACATCAAAACAAAATACTCATGGTGTCATTTATATCAATGATGAGGGTGGGGGCAATGGGTTTGCTGCAATACCTTTTTACTCAAATGGGGGTGGGGGTATTGCCTATCAATGGTCAATTTTAGATCCTGATGCAGGTACTTGGCATAGTGGTCAACCATCTATAACAGTTAATTTAGGTGGTACTTCAGGGTTAGGTTTTGGTGTAACTTTTGCAGGGGGCAGTGGAATTATAACCATTACAAGAACTTCAGGTTCGCAACTATATAGAGTAGTGATAATGGAATTTGCACAAAAAGCATAGGAGAAATAAATGGCGGTAAAATTAACATACGATATTGGACAAATGAGAACTTATAGCAATGATGATGCTAGTAGAATTGTCAGATATGTTGAACTTAAATTAAATGGAGTTAATGGTGATAAAATTGAAGCTCAAGTAAGAAGTGTTTTATTATCAGAGCCAAGCAACTATTCAGACTTTACTGAGTATGATGATTTAACAAAAGAACAACTTATTACATGGGCTAAAAGCTCACTTGGGGAAGAAGAAATAACAAATTGGGAAAATGGTGTTACTGAATACTTAAATATTCCAATTAAAACTGGTGATCTTGAAAATCCAATTACAGAACACTCACAGCCTTTAGGGTGGAATTAGGAGAATAATTAATGGCAAAAACTAAAGTACATGGTGAATATTTACAAGACTCCGTAGTACGCTTCACGGCGAAGGCGGGGGAAAATATAACCAAGGGACAACCAGTTTATATCTCAGGAATATCTGGAGAACTACCCGTTGTATCTTTAGCAGACGCAGACGATACTGCAAAAATGCCAGCCTTTGGTTTAGCAGAGGCTACTGTATCCACCAACGCTGAGGTAGAAGTAACCAGCTTTGGTACGCTTGCAGGTTTAGATACCTCAACTCCCGGATATTCGCTAGGGGACATTTTATATGTCGACACCACAGCTGGTGCCTTAACGAATGACCCGGCAGGTCTAGAAGCAACCAAGCTTCAGAACATAGGTATAGTGCAAAGGGTCCATGCTTCTAATGGATCTATCAAGGTAGGCGGTGCGGGGAGAACGAATGCCGTACCAAATCTTAATGACGGAGATATCTTCATAGGTGATGCTAATAATAAAGCTGTAAGCTCTTCTTTAACTACGGAAATAGAATCGTATTTGGATGGTGGTACATCAACACCTACTTTTAGCACTGCTACTGTTACTGGTGATCTTACTGTTGATACCAATACGCTGTATGTGGATTCAACGAATAATAGGGTTGGTGTAGGCTGCACACCATACTTTAATTTTGATGTACAACTTAATTCATCAAGAAGAATAGGTTTTAACTACTCAGATTCACAAAATACTATTTTATCGCATGATGGTTCAGGAAATATAGAAACATTAGGTTTAAGAGGTAATACGCTTATATTTTACTCAGATTATGATGTTAGCAATCCTGATGGGGTTCAAAGAATGATCATCGACTCATCAGGGAATGTAATGGTAAATACAGACAACACTTTACCTGCTGATAACAATGTAGAAGGTATATCTTTAACCACATACAATGGTGGACTAATACAGGTATCTAGAAGTTCACAACCTGCATTAACTGTAAATAGAATTAGCACAGATGGAAGTGTTGCATTATTTAAAAAAGACGGCTCAACAGTTGGAAGTATTTCTTCTAATAGTGGTAATACTTCTTATAATAGTAATGGTGGGGTTATTTATCTTGGTGGTGACCAAACAAACCATATAAAAGTTTTAACATCAACAGCAAGTGGACAAGCTCGTATTGAACCTAGTGCTGATAATGCAGTAAATTTAGGACAAAGTGGATTAAGATTCAAAGACCTCTACCTTTCAGGCGGTGTTGTATTTGGCAGCACTGGCGGAAATGTAACTAGCAAGACACTAGACGATTACGAGGAAGGTACTTTTACGCCTCAAGTAGGTGATGGAACTATGACATTTGCATTTGTTAGAGGACATTATGTAAAAATTGGAAGACTAGTTCATATTCATATTGGATTTAGATTAAATGGAGCATCACCAACAGGTTCTGATGCATATATTAGTGGATTACCTTTTGCATCAGAAACTACTGGCTCATATCAAGAGCCACATGCGAGATGTGCGGTTGCAGGTAACTTGTATAATGCAACGCCTGATTTAAGCTTTTATCTTTCAAGTGGTAGCAGTGTTCTTTATGCAAGAGATTCTAGTACTAATGCGGATACTGCAGTGGCTTCAAATTCAATATGGACATCAACTTCATTTATAAAATTACAAATGTGTTATAGAACAAGTTAAATTTATACCTAGTGGATTCTAGGTAAGGAGAAAAATAAAAATGGCAATAACAAAAGAACTAATAGAAGATAAAATAGAAATCGTAGGCGAATTTAAAGCTGTACAGGTAAGAACTGCTACAGTCATTAAAGAAGATGGCGTAGAACTTAACAGGTCTTTCCATAGACATGTAGTAAATTGCTTAGACGATATAAGTGAACAATCAGCAGAAGTCCAAGCAATCTGCAACGCAGTATGGACTGACGAACTCAAAGCAGCTTATCAAGAACATTTAGACAGCCAAGCATTGCCTGAGTAAATGGAAGACATTGTAAGCCTAATCAATGAGGTAGGCTTTCCGATAGCAGCAGCTTTAGGTTTAGGGCTTTTCATTTGGAAGCTTATCAATAGAATTATTGATGGCATGGAGAGTAAAGTTGATGTCTTAGATGACAAGGTAGCTCAACAAATTAACCAAATGGAAGAGAGGCTTGGTACAAAGTTAGATTCTCAACATGGCATACTGGTTGCTTTGATTGATAGGGTTCGTAGTTTAGATAACGAAATTATTCGTCAAGATACTTTAATTAAAACCATATTGGGAATACCTCAGCTTATTGATACTAATAAAATAGCCAAAGCAGATAGAGATGACCAAAGGAAAGATTAGTTTATTGTTATTATGCGTATCTATTTCAGCAGATGAAATGGTGCATCAATTTAAAAATCCTAGCTTTTCAGGTATTGGTACTTCTGCTCATTATTTAACCATTGAGAACCAACAATTTAATCGTAAGGAAGCTATTAAAGAAGAGATCAAAGCTTATCAGGAAGAGTTAAAAAGAGAGGCTGAAAATACTACACTAGCAAGATTTATTAGAAACTTAGAGTCAAGGATATATGCCCAGCTTTCAAGGCAGCTTGTTGAAAATTTGTTTGGTGAAACTCCAAACGAATCAGGAACAATAGAATTAGAGGGGAATACAATAGAGTATAGTAAAGATGGAGACTTTATAACTTTAAAAATAACTGATGCAGACGGCAATGAAACTATTATTACTTTACCTATTGGTAGTTTTACTTTCTAATTGTTCTGTTTTAAGTAATAAAGTGCCACCTATAACTGTTATTAAACAGTCCGAGGTTGGCGTTCTTATTAATTCTGAATTGGCAAACATAGGCTTACCAATCATAAGACCCAGTATAGCTGTCTATCCAACTGGATTCACCGACCAAACCGGGCAGAGAAGAAGCAACAGTCAATTCGCTACTTTCTCTACCGCAGTTACGCAAGCTCCCCATGCCTATCTTATTAGGGCGTTGAAACACGCAGGCAACGGTGATTTTTTTGATGTAGTAGAAAGAGTAGGGCTAGATAACTTAACTAAAGAACGACAGTTAATTAGATCTACCAGGGAGTCTTTTAAACAAGATACCGAGCTTCTTCCTTTAACTTTTGCTGGCATGATTATGGAGGGAGGAGTTATAGGTTATGAAAGCAATGTAAAATCTGGGGGAGTTGGAGCAAGGTATTTGGGCATAGGGGCAACCAAACAATACCGACAGGATACTGTAACCGTTTCATTAAGAACAGTTTCTGTAAGCACAGGCAAAGTTTTGATAGAAGTTTTAACAACTAAGACCATTTTAAGTGTATCTTTAAACCAAGATGTTTTTAGGTTTGTTTCTGATAATACAGAATTAGTAGAAATAGAAAACGGCATAGTAGAGAATGAATCTACCAACATTGCCCTTCAAAATGCAATCGAAACAGCAGTCTTAGAAACTATCAAAGTAGGGGAACAGAAAAATTATTGGAGACTAGAAAATTGAAAAAAATTTTTCCTTTATTATTAATAGGCACATTGCTTGCCGACAATGAAATATATGTAGATCAAGTCGGTGCTACAGCAAATATAAATTTAGAACAACTCGGTTCATCAAACATTATTGGCGGATTAAATTCTATCGCTGGAACTCTTACGGCATTTGATCTTGACGGAACATCAATGACCCTAGAAATTAATCAGATTGGTGATACCAATAAATTTTTAGGTGATATTACTGCAGATAGTTTTACAGGTTTATTTGACTTTGATGGGGATGGTAATAACTTTACGATACAGGTAGACCCAACCAATACTTACGGTGCTGACAATGGAAATTTTAATGTAGATGTTGATGGGTCTTCTAATACTTTTACTTTGGATGTTGCAACTAATGACTTGGCAACAACCTTAGATCTTGATTGGATAGTACAAGGAGACAGCAATACTTTTGATTTTGATATAGATTACGACTCAGCTACAAACTATGTGAATGTTGATGGAGATTCTAATACAATAAACTTTGATGCAGATGGTTACGCAGACGGATACTTTTATCTTGATCAAGCGGGTAACAGCAGAACATTTAACATAGAACAACAAAGCACATTAGCAAGTGATTGGCTCAAGATTGAAAGCACTGGTAGTAACGGTACTGTTTGTATCGTTCAAAGTGATGGCGGAACCACCACAAGCTGTTGATGTAGGTGATATTACAGAGCTAAATGGCTCTGCTCAAATAGTAAGAGATCAGCCTTACGAAGCTGAGTTAGCTTTTCAAATCCAACAAAACGATAAAGTTGAAACCAATGTTGGGCGTTTAGGCATTACTTTCATTGATAACTCTGTGGTCCGTTTAACGGAACATTCTAAGCTGACTATAGATGAGTATGTTTTTGACCCCAATCCAAGCAAATCTAAACTTGCTCTTAATTTTGCCAGTGGTACCGCTAGATTTATTACGGGTGCATTAGGTACTATCGACAAAGAAAATATTTTAATTAGCACTCCTACAGCTAATATTGCCATTAGAGGAACCGACTTTACTTGTACCGTAGATGAGTTGGGTAGATCTTTAATTGTTCTTCTTCCTGGAGTTAACGGTTTAGCCAGCGGAGAAATATTGGTAAGCACCGCATTTGGAACAGTTACTTTAAATAAACCCTACGAAGCAACCACTGTAAGCGTATATGAAAGCAGACCAAGTATTCCAGTAATATTAGATCTAACATTAGATATCATAGATAACATGCTAATTGTTAGCCCGCCCAAAGAAAACAAAATAGTACAAGAACAATCAAGCACCAACAGTAAAAATATTTTAGACATAGATTTTTTAGAGTTTGAGGAATTAGATCAAGATGCATTAAAAGAAGATTCTTTAGAGTTTACTGAGTTAGATATTAATTATTTGGATGTTAATTTTTTTGAAGACTTGTTAGCCATTATAGAAGAACTAGATGTTTTAAAAG